GCAAGAAAAGAAGTTCCTAGTGAAAAGAACTGAGCAAGAGGAAATTAAGAGGGATAAGGCGAAAGCTGTTAAGAACTCTGGTCGTGGGATTAGGAAGGGTGATGCTTCGTTGAATAAGTTTCTTTTGGATTATAAACATAATGAGAAGACTTTTACTTTAACTTTGAAGGCGTGGGCTAAGATGCGTAAGGATGCATGGAATTCTAACTATAAATATCCTTGTATTTCTGTTGTGTTCGGAGAGAATTCGGAGACAAAGGTCGCTATAATAGATTGGGAAGTGTTTCAGGAACTTGTGAAGGGAAGCGATTATGAGTAAAGCAAAGAAGTATGTGCTTTTTTGTGACAAAATGTCTCATTGGCGGTCTTTTGGTGTGAGTTATAACTGGGATGACGGTCATTATTTTGGTTTTTATGTGTACAAGTATCATATTGGAGTACAGAAGACTTTAGTGAAACAGGCTGTTGTTAAGACAGAAGATCTTAGAAAGGATCAGTAAGTGCCCGATATTATTGTTGATACAGAGTTTCTTGCCCAGCAGATGGGTGAGAAGTCAAAAGAGTTTATTGATTGCATCCGGATTGTTCAGGACATTGTTGAGAACCCTGAGCAGTATATTGGTATGCAGGCTATCAAGTATGCCAATATTTTAGCTGGGTATAGAACTTTGATGATTGTAAAATCCCAGGCTTTTAAAAGAAGATCTACTATTATGAGCGAGCAAGACAAGTTTGTTAATGATATTTGGAAGACAATGTATGAAGCTTTAACCGAAAATATAAACGCCCTTAAACTGGCAGCAAAAGGAATGAATCAATGAAAGCTCTACAGCAGTTACGCAACCCTAAGGCGGTAGCCCCGGTTAGTGAAGAAGTCGTTATGAAAGATTTGGTCGTTGCTATCAATGAGCATCTATCTCTTCGTAATGAAACTAAATTTAAGCAAGTTAAGGGTTTTCATCCTAGTTACACAAACCAGTGTGCTAGGTATTGGTATTATATGTTTGAAGGGGTCAATGTAACCCCGTCATTTAGTCCTCAGACATATCGTATTTTTGATAATGGTCATGCAGTCCATGAGAGGCTTTATAGTTATCTCAGAGATATGGGTATCCTTATTGCGGAAGAAATTCGTGTTAATCATGATAGTCCACCAATTGAGGGCACTGCGGATGGTATAATTAATTGGTATGGAGAGAAACTGATTGAACTTAAATCAATAAGTCAAGAAGGTTTTCACTACAGACAATTACATAATAAACCAAAGGACGAACATTACCGACAAGCCCAAATATACATGGAGTGCTTAAATCTTGACTCAGGATTTGTAATCTATGAAAACAAAAATAACCAACAAATTCTTCCTATCTTTATTGAAAGGGATCAAGAGTTTATTGACAAACTATTTAAAAAATATAGGAAATTCTATAGCTCATATTTGAGTCAAGAAATTCCAGTGCAACCATACAAGAGGACATCGGCTAACTGTAACTCTTGTGACTTGGTTGCTCACTGCTGGGCAGAAGGGGTGCAAGATGATAATGGAAGAGGGGACGAACCGTTCTAGGTATTATTTATGCGAATTGACAGATGTTTAATGAAGAAGTTAAAATCTGTGCTTATGAAGAATGCAATAAAGAATTTTATGCAAAAGTTTACAATGCGATCTATTGCTCTCCGGAATGTCGGAAAGTTGTAACCAACAGAAATCTTTTAGCAAGTTATTATGAGAAGAAAGCTAATAAAGATAAGAAAAGGGTATGCAAGAACAAATCATGCGATACCGTATTATCTAGATACAATAAAGAATTAATTTGTGAATCTTGCAAGCGGGAGCGTTTTGTAAAAAGATTGGTCTCATGGGGCTGGTCAGAAGAAAACGCCAGGCGAGGCATGGATTGAGTCTTAAATCAGTAGTGTCTTCAATAAAAGAAACACGCATCCTTGCAATAGATCCCTCATCCCACTCACTAGCTTGGGTTATTTATGATGTTAGCAGTGATAAGATAGTTTTAATTACATGCGGCAAAATCGATTATAAAAAAGATAAAAACATCTCTATGAAGTTCTCTGCCATCCATGCTGGGCTCGATGAAATTGTTGAAAAGTATAGTCCAAAGCATGCAATTATTGAGCAATCAATCTATGTTCAAAATTTTGAAACGAGTCGAATAATCTCTTATATTATCGGTTACAGCTGGGGTGTCCTGAGTGGGGGGCGATGCACCGTATCTGATGTCAATCCACTTACATGGAAATCAGGTATTGGTTATAAAAATCTTTCAAAGAAAGACGCTGAGATATTTGGAGATAACGGAGAAAAGGGATCGCTGCAAATTAAATTAAAAAATGAAAGAAAGAAGAGGGTTCGGGATATTGTTACAAAATATTTCGCAGAAGGCGATATTGGCATTAATGATGATGATATTATAGATGCTGCAGGTATTGGTTTATGGTACGCAACGAAAAAGATACAGCAGGTCACTAATGGCGAATGAACCATATAAGGACCGAAGTTTTCTTTACGAGATGTATGTCCAGAGAAGGATGAATTTAACTGATATTTGCAAACACTTGAAGGAAAGTTATAACATTGAGGTTAGCCCTCAGGCTATTTATAACTGGGTTAAGAAATATGATTTACTTAAGTTTCGAGGCAAGGGTAGGAATCTTGGTGCCGGTGGACCCAAGAGAGCCAAATCTCAGGCCCAGATTGATGCAGAGAAGCGTAAGAGAGAACTAAGAAAAAGAGCTGAGAATCAGAGAAAAGGAATGGGAAGATGAAAAGAGCTGTTACTACTAAAGATATTTATGGTTTTGCAAAGTTGGATATGATCTATAATCAAGTCCGGGTTATTGAAGCAAAGCAGAATGAAACAAAATATAAGTGCTTAGGATCAGGTGAGTGTTGCAGCATAGGTTTGGTTATTCACATGGGTGAGTGCGCAAACATTGCTTTTAAACTGCGTCAACAGTACTACCTGTATCTTGAAGATAAAGGTAAAGAGCATGCTGATACATGGATGGACGGAGTGGTTTCATCACTAAAGGAAGCAATGTTCGATAAAGATTGGGTAGCTGGCGGGGAAACGAAGCGCAAGTGTGCTTTCTATAAAGGTGGATGTACTATATATGGATACCGCCCTATGGTTTGCAGAACATTCGGGACGATCACTACAGTAGATAATTACTGCCCAAGAATCAGAAATGCTCATGGGTCTATTGATTTCTTCTCTGGCGATGCTGTTGTTAAGGTGATTGAGCAGTTTCAAGACTACCTGAAAGAATATTCGGAAGGTAAAGATTCTGGATATAATATGGTTGTTTATATGCCGCTTGGCGTTCTTAGCTTTATGCTACCCCCAGAAGAATTGATTGAATTAGAGCAAACTACTGATCCAAAATTCTGGAAAGCAGTTGAAGCCTGGTATAACTATAGAGTTGAGTTTGTAAAACTTCACGGTTATGACTATGAAACTCTTGAGAAAGAGGCAGAGATTTATGGTGTCCCTTTGAAGTTCCCTAAGTTTGATCCTATAGAAGTTGATGAAGTAATAGCATAAACATAAATATCCGTAGGTTTATGTGATAAAATGTTATACAAGCTATGTCAGACATTGAACGATATCAAGGTGAAACACTTTTAGATGAATTAAAGCAGGTTGAAGAAGCCGGCTTACTTTATGTTAAAGGCTATAACTATGCCGAAATTTCAACCCTCCTTTCTTTAAATATTGATAAAACAAAATCATATATTAAAGAATACAAAAAGATTCTGAACCGTCAGGCAGAGGATGATCCATATTTTCTAGAGAAGCTACAGTTCAACACTATTAAAGCTCTGCAAGAATTTGACCAGTTGAGCAAGGAAGCTTGGGAAACTGTAAACATTGCAACCGATCATGGAATGATTCCGGCAAGAATTCAGGCTATCAAGCTGGCTGGGGAGCTTGCGACAAAGAAAGCGCAACTTCATAAACTTCTTACGGGCAATACCACCGATAATCAATACATTGCAAGAATGCAGAAAGCTGAGAATGTAAATCAAATCTTATCCAAAGTCTTGAGGGATGTCATCTCTATACACCCAGAGATTGCAAACGAAGTTCGTAAGGAATTAGAAATTGCATTCCAGATTATGGATATGGATAATGGTTAAAGTTCGTGACCGACAGGCGGAAATGCAAAGAGAAAAACATATCTTTGTTTCTCCAGATGATGCAATCAAATTAACGCTGGACGAAGCTATTGATATTAGCAACAAGATATTTGAGTATGCCTTGACGAAGTATCCGAAAATAATTTATAAGACTTGTTTATTTTCTGGTGGATCAGATAGCACAGTGTTGTTACATCTATTTAAAAATAAAATTGATGCTGCAGTACATATCAACACTGGCATCGGTGTGGAAGACACTCGTAAATTTGTTCGTGAAACCTGCAACAGTATTGGTGTGAAGCTGATCGAACAACACCCTCCGCAAGGTCATACTTATGTTGACTACATTACTAAATACGGATTCCCTGGCCCAGCATCGCATACCAGAGTTTATTCCTCGCTTAAAGAGCGGGCTTTAAGGAATGTTCGCAAGTCTGTTATCAAGAATGGTAAGAGAGAGAATATTGCTTTCATTGCCGGCATGAGGTACTTTGAGTCAGAGCGGCGCAAAGTTAATACTTTTGATTTAATGAAAGAATATTCTGTAATATGGATCTCACCAATAAATCACTGGACTGATTCTCACATGCAAGAATACAGAGAGCGCCATAGTGTCCAGACTAACCCAGTATCAAACAATCTTCATATGTCTGGAGAATGCTTGTGCGGTTGCTATGCCAAGCCGGGCGAATTTGAAATGTTAAAGTTTTTCTATCCAGAAACTGCTGACTACATCACCTCACTTGAGGCAATGGTGCAAAACTCTGGTTTAGCGAATAATAAATGGGGAGTGAAGACTTCTAAGAAGAAAAAGAAATCTCTCCCTCTATGCGTCGATTGCGAGATTAATTCATAAAATGAATAGGGAAAACGCTCTCATAAAGGTTTATAAAATGAGACCCATTTTAAGCCCTCATAAAGGTATAAAACTACCGTGTCAGAAGTTATCGGAGGATTCATATGAGTGATTTCATGGGAATGAACCTTGACTTAAAAGATTTTGATCGTCTTTTGCGTCAAGATGATCTTACCGAAACTCCTGTAGATATTCAAACATTTGTACAAGATAAAGAATATTTAGGTTTGCCCCCGCTTTCTGATATTCAATTGGAAATTGTAAGACATTCTACACAGATTTATAAAGAGCGTACATTAATTTCTATCTTAGGGGAAGAAGCGGGAAAAGAATGGTATCAAAAATATACTGACAATGAAGTTATTTGTATGCTTGGTAAAGGATCCGGGAAAGACCATTGCGCAAGAATATCTATGGCGTATACGGTATATCTAATCCATTGCCTTAGAGATCCATTAATTTATTACGGTAAGGCTCATGGTGTCTATATAGACCTTCTAAACCTTGCCGTAAACGCTCAGCAAGCTCAGAGAGTGTTCTTTGAACCATTTAAGAACTTATTACTTAGATCTCCTTATTTTAATAGAGTTGGATTTGAACCAAGAGTGTCAGAAATATTTTTCTTTTCTAAGCCT